CTACTGGGCCTTCCCATGTAACACCTTCTTCGGTAGACATTTGGCGACCAATGTAAACATTTACTGTGTTGTCTCCGCTTATCTCAATCTGAGGATATACAGCAGATACAAACTTAACAGACTGAGGATCATTAAGGTCAATGCCTGTACGCTCTACATAAGCCGTCATGTTTGCGGTATTGTTTTTGTTACCAAAGTTATCACGATACATTTTAGTATTTGTAACATCTGCAAACACAAGATTTTTAACTACGTTGTCGTAATTTCTTTCGCCCCATGCACCAGAGCCAGTATCCCAGTATTCCGTGCTAGCATCCCATGTAGCGCCAGCAGTAATATCAATAATGCCACTGTTAATAAACGAGGTATCAGGCAAATCTCTAAACGACAAAGTATTGTCTTTCCAGTTCCATATAAGCGCCTTGTCTACTACAGAAGAACTACCGCTAGGAAAACAAGCAAGCATTTCGTTACGCACATAATCAGCCGCAACAAAACATTTTTCGTAGTTGTCGCCGTTCAACGTATCAAACATGGCTCGACGCATACGATTGGGCAGTATGGCAGTGACAGTCTGGCCATTACATACATAGCAATCAGAGTTGCCGATAAAGAAATGACCGCCCTCAAACTCTGCAATAGCGTTTTTTGAAAGTGCGCCAATAGTGGGTGACAGCAATTTAAATGAAAATATGTAAGGTGTTCCTACATAGTTCATTACATAAATAGAATCTTCTTTGTAAATAATAAAGGAGTCACCAAGAGGCAACCCATCTACAATATCTCCCGGCGTATCAGACAATTCATATTCACCGGCGTCTAGCGTAGCATCGTCCTCTCGCCATGTTGACGGAGGATTACCAAATGCCGCCTCTGTAGACCATTTAACTAGTCGAGGTTCATTGTTTGTTCTTGTCCAGTTAAGACCAATAAGGAATGTTCTAAATGACCTTAAAGATTTGCAAGACTGTCCAGAAGGCCAGTTACGCAATTCAATAAAAGGAGAACCTGTGCTTGGTATACCACCACTCAAAGGCCACATCTGAGGCGTATCAAAACCGTTGGTCGCAACAACCAAACCGTTTAAGTTGGTGGCAGTCCATCTACGGCTACTTGTGTTAGCGCCGTAATCATCGTCAGACGTAGTTGTAGAATCTGCTGGCGTAACAATAGCGTTATCAGAGTGATTGTTTGCCAGAGTTCCTGATAGCGTGATTACACCTGTACCAGTATCCCTAGCAGTGTAAGTAATCTTTTCGTATGTATTAGCATCGTCATCATTTACGCCAATGTGCAGGGTTCCGCTTGCGGCAAGAGATGTTAGCACAGCCCCAGTATCTACCGTAATGCTAGATGCTCCAGCAGTCACAGCACCATTTAACGTAAGAACTTCTTGTCTTGTAACATCAGTCCAAGTTGTTCCATTCCATACCGCAATGTCGGTTTCGCCGTATGCAATCCAATAATAGATACCATCTACCGTAAGATACGGATGAATGTAATACGGGGCAAACGGACAAGTAGCCATAACCTCGTAGTATCCAGCAACTTTCTTTACGCCGTTATCGAGGAATCTTACATTGTTGCCGTCAGACCATGCACCTTGTGGAATATTGTATGGAGGTGTATCCTGTATTATTCCAAGTTGCCCAACATTTTCAAATGGTACTAGTGGCATTTATTCTGGAGGCGTAGGCCATGTAATGTTAAATGGATCAGGCTGGTTGGTTATATCACGCAAAGCCTGCCTGTAGGTTTCCCATTCTGTTTTCTTTTCTGGAGTAATAGGCACGTCTGCAAGTACAGACCAATCAGATGCGCCTAGTTTTCCATTACGCTCTGATCTAACTACTTTCCATTGTTCTGGGTCTTGACCGGCTTGTACCGTAGCCCAAGAAGGTTTTTTAGTTGGGTCGTTATAAACAACCTTATCGTTGTAATCCGTTTCGTTATTTACAACCCCGTAAATAGCAAACCCTTGATCTGGTGCGGCGCTCCAAAGAATGTTACTAAGTGTTACATTGTTCATTCTTCAATCTCCCAAACCATAAAATTACCAGTAAACAAAGTTGTTCCACCAGCCCCTGATTGTGGAGTTTTAATAAAAATATTAAATGTATTGCTACCAACTGCGCTAGGAGTATCTGGTCTGTTGGCGGGAATAACTTTCCAAGTATGAGAGAACCCCGCCCCAAACTCATTAGTAGACAAACCAGAGCCAACAGAATCTTTCATGTCAGCAATTAAAATATTGTCAGTTGTTCCAGTAATCAAAACTCCAGAAGTATTTGCTAGACGAATGTAACCATATTGATGTTGACTGCCAGAATCCCAAGAACTAAAAGTTTGTTGGCCTCCGTCTACATGAATGTACAAATTTGACGTTGCAGAAAGACAAGTATGTGTAACACTCCATCCGGTATTAACGTATGTATTGCTTCTAAAAGAACCAGTTGAAGATTCAATATCGTGAGTAACATCAAGCAGTCTTGAGCCTTCAGATGCGGACATATTTATCCATCCGCTGTCAGCCTCGTTACGCATCTTTAACAAGTTATTAGAAGTGTCAAACCACAGTTGGCCCGCTGATGTAGAAGTCGGAGCGGTTGCGCCAGTATGAATACCATTAACCGCCTCGTATGCGTTTGGCAAAGAAGCCTTTAAAACTGTTTTAATTAGGCGAAGATGATCGTCGCCCTGAGATATAGCGTCAGAACCACTAGGGTTCGTAGACACCAATCCGCTAATGTATGATGCGCTTTCTAATGCCATTTTTTAATCCTCAACTAAATCCCATGCTTGTGTTTCTTCATTCCATGCGTATGCGTTTCCATCTGCTGGCATAGGAACTGGAGCCTCCCAAAGACAAGTGGTTTCGTTTAAAACCCAACTTGGATAATCCTGCGGTGGAATAAAAGCATCCTTATCTTCATCATATAGATATCCAATACCCGCATAATTTTTTCTAAATGGAATTCCTCCCAAAAGATGAACTCCTGAATAGGTGTTATATGAAGTTCTTTTACAAACTTGTTTGCGGATATTTCCATAATATTGTTCTGGAGAAACACCTTCTAATAATTCGTTTTCTTCCTTGCCAACAATAACTTCTGTAACAATATTTTTATCATTTAAAAAAGCATAATAAGCCATACTATCCCCAAGAAACCGTACCAGTACCTGCTGTAAAAGTTGTAACTTTGTCTGAACCATCTATTGATGTTGAATAAGTGAGTCCCGCCCCAACAGTTAAATTAAATACAGCAGAGTAACGAAGAATAACAACGCCAGAACCTCCTGCTCCTGAAGTGCCGGGATTATTGTCTCCCCATGCTCCACCTCCGCTTCCGGTATTAGCAGTTCCATTGTTTGTTGTAGCAACTGCGCCAGCACCACCTCCTCCAGAACCTCCAGCGCCGCCTGTTCCAGCATTACCTACTCCACCACCTCCTCCTGCTCTAGTAACAGAAGATGCAGTAATAGAAGAAGAAAGGCCATTGCCACCGTCACCACCTGTTGCATTTCCCGGAGTATTAGCGCCAACAGCGCCAGCGCCACCTCCTCCACCTCCGGGATAACTTGTATAAGCATTTCCTCCAGACGATCCTCCAGCGTAACCTTGATTAGAGGTTCCAGTTCCTCCACTATATGGGCCACCAGAATCTTCGCCAGCACCACCGCCAGACCCTCCATTTCCTCCAACTTGAGTACCGCCAGCGTCACTACCTCCTCTACCACCACCAGCAGATGTTATAGTGTCAAAAACAGAATCTGATCCAGCATTACCACCGCCTAATGTTCCGCTTCTTCCCGCCCCTCCAGCACCTACTGTTACTGTATATGCAACATTAGCAGTTCTAGATAAGGTGGATTCAGATGCGCCACCACCTCCAGAAGTTTCTGAATTGTAAGAATTACGATATCCTCCTGCTCCACCACCCCCGGCTCTAAATTTTCCTCCGCTACCACCACCGGCAATCACTAAATAATCAACGGTTAAAGGAGGGAGATATAAATTTTTCCAGTCTGTTCCGTTATATATTTTTGCAATATTTGTAGAACTGTCGTACCAATAATCTCCCGCAGCAGGAGATAATGGAGCAGTACCAGAACTGGTGTAATAAGGCACGTTAGCCAGTTTGCTTTGGGCAATAGCCGCACTAGCATTAATGTCTGCGTTGATAATCGTACCATCTACAATTTTAGTGGACGTAACAGAGTTATCAGAGGGTTCGCCAAAATCTACAACATCACCAAGAAACTGAACCGTAACATTGTTAGTTCCAGATGGTGTAGTAGCCGTAGTAGTCAACGTAGTACCGCTAACGCTGTAAGCATCCGTAGGTGTCTGTCTTACGCCGTCAATAAACAGAAGTACCGTTTCGGTTGTGGCTGACTTAGATAAAGTAAAAGAACTACCGCCGCCGTTAAATGACTCAACTGCGTAGGCTCCTAGTTGTGCTGGTTGGTTGCCGATATATGGCATTATTTCCACCCAAGGCTAACAGCCTGTATGCGAGTTTCTTTGGATGCTGATTGGTTTAGCGTTTCGATTTTGTATTTCATTGACGTACCAGAAGGTTGCGAAGATATATCAATATTGTGCGCTACCAAAATGCTGTGACCTCCACTTGTCCCGTCTGCTACTAGCGTAGCCTGAGTCCAAGTTGTGCCACCATCTCTTGATACATATGCTTTAAGATCAGTATTGATCGTTGCAGTACCAATGCCGTTGGTATACGACATTACAATGTCTGCTTTGTCTGGAGCGGCGTCTGCTGTTGAGGCGACAGAAACAAGAGTTAAATTTGCATTTTGTTTTCCTAACTGAGCAACATGAAATCCTCCAGCACCACCATCGCCACCCATATAAGAGGGGTTTTGCCCAGAATTATCGTGAATTCCTCCAGCCGCAGATATTGGAGTAGTGTTTAAATTATCAACCGTATAAGTTCCTGTGTGCAAAACAAAAATTGCGCCGCCGCCAGAACTTCCGCCATCAATATATGCGCTTCCTCCAGTAAGACCTTTAGCCTCAATTTTTCCAGCGGCTCCTATTGTTAAGTTTCCACCAACAACGAGCCAAATAATTCCACCTACTCCATTTGGAGCATCAGATACTGGGCCATATACGCCAGAATTTGCTGTTGATCCACCGGGATTTCCAGCGCCTCCTCCAACAGATACAGCCCATTGTCCGTTTCCATTTCCTCCTGCACCACCGTAATCTCCACCGTTGCCGCCATTTTGACCTCCGGCAGTTGCTCCAACGCCGCCTCCGCCAGAGCCTCCAGAAAATGCACCACCATCTCCGCCATCTCCTGCTTTTCCTGAGCCGCCATTAAATTGAGTTTGTCCAGTTCCACCTGATCCAGTAGAAATAGTTGCTCCGCCGGTAGTTCCATTATTTCCATCTGTCCAGGAATAGTTTGATGTTGGACCTGTTGGGCCTGTTGCGCCAAGTTTTGAAATAGAAAATATAGTACCGTTACCGCTAATATTTGCTGTGTTTGCGGTTGCAGTTCTGACTGCTGTTCCAGCGCCATTAAATCCAGTTCCGTCGTTTGTAAAAGTATCTGCGCCTGAATCAGTAAGCAATCCTAACTGCAATCCATTTGTTCCTACTGCATTACTATCAGAACCACCGGAAACTGTTGGATCAGATGCGCCTCCTTTACCTGTCATGGATAAAGTTCCCTGTATATTACAATCTCCGGAAACATATATAAACATACCACGACATGGTTGATCCACAGTCATAGTATGACCTGCGTTGATTGTTAATGATGAGTATTGTTTTACAACCATATCCCCATCATACGATCCGTTTTTGTTTTGAACAGTATGAGTTACATTGCCTGTTGTTGATAACGCCCCGTCAGAATTGTCTCCAGAATAATTTGTAATTGCACCTAAATAATATCCACCAACCAATGCAGCAGTAGTAGAATTTACGGAATCAACTCCAGAATTATTTGTAAAAGTATCAAAGAAACCATCACGCATATCAAACTTAGTTAAACTATCTGCAACGGCAAGTTTAAAGGCAAGTAGAGAAACGTTATCTTTATTAGCATCAACACCAAGTGCAGCACCATCAGATGCTGCCAAATATTTGTTCTTAACTGTTTTTAAATCAGCCATTTATTAGTTCTCAATGAGTACCCAACCTTGGGCGACGTTGACATATACAAGACCAATCGCTGCTCTATTTGTAGAAATTGTTAAATCAGCAGACGATCCCTGTATGTTGTGACCATTTCGTGCAACAGTAATATTATTTGTTGCTGCATTACCTGTAGCATCTAAAATTCTTACGAATTCTCCTAATGCAGCAGATGCAGGTAGTGTAACTGTAATTGCGGTAGATGAAGTATCAACCATGACACCATCACCAGCGACTGCTGTATAGTTGCCTGTTTTGAGTGCCCATGCTGCACCACCGACGGCATCAGCAAATTCTAAATCTGTACCTCCTGCATTAACACGCAGGACTTGTTCTGCGGAACCAATTGGAAGTCGAGCATAATTTGTGCCGTCATACTTCATTAGATCGCCGGTCGCATCAGAACCCATAGCGATCTTTGTGCCGGTTACATTATTATCTGCAATCTTTGCTGTGGTAACTTGATCGTCAGCAATCTTTGCTGTGGTAACTTGATCGTCAGCAATCTTTGCTGTGGTTACTGCATCATCAGCGATTTTGGAAGTTGTAACTGTATCGTTACCGACAACTGGATCTCTGTCAGCTGTTGCTACTCCAATATAGCTCGAAGCCATGTTATACGTCCTCTAATATTGA